GAGGGAAAGACCTCTTCTAGGCGAGCGGTCCAAGTACGCATTTCGTACTTACCATTACTGGTAAGACGATCCGCTACTGCACCAGGACCGTGCTTCGGAAGAATCTGCTCATAATAGACATCTCTGTCCATTTGAGTGAACAATTCCGAATAAAGCAGGTCTGACACTTGTTTGAAGCCAGCGAAATCTTCCTCACTGAGCTTAGCGTCAGACTCCCGGACATCCTTCTCACACTCGACAAAACGGCGTATCGCCTCGCGTTCCCTCTCGGGAGTGCAAGGTAAGGCTATCTTGCCAAAAGACAACGTAAGTTGTCTAATAGCTCGAATAGCTTCGATATCCGGATTGTCGAGCAACACGCCCGTTCTCCGGTCGAACACACGGGAGAAGAAACCTCGTAGAAATACGGGGAGACTTCCACGTCCTTTATCAAAGGATGTGTGTATTCCCACCTGTCCCTGGTCTAGCCAGTTTTGGCTGGCCTTTCCAAGGTCGGGTAGGGTTATCGTAAGAAACGATAACCCCTCATGTTCGACTCGCCTTCTGACCGTTTTAATGTCAGAAGTGGCGCTTGTGTGACATAAGATGGCCGATTGCTCGGCCATCTCGATCCAGAGTGACATCAGGCTTTTCAAATGCCCTCCTCATATGAGGTTACATTTCCTTAGTCTGCATGACACTTGCGAACATGGCAGCTCCTGGATAACTCCAGGAACCAAATCCACGTCCACCACGATGGCCGATAAAAGGGACCATTCCCCGCTTTAAGAAAAGCGGGAGACGATACCGATTATCGAGTCGGCCGAATTGATCAAGACGAGTATTGCAACGAGGACAAGTCTAGGACTGACCTCGACATGCAATATCACCTTGTCATCAAGGCCGGCACTATTCGGGTCCGTCAACGAGTTGAGAGCGTCCCAGTGGGAAACTCTCGCTTTACTCGAAAGCGGAACCGAATTCCATCTACGACTCACCGGCGAGAAGTTTGCCGATGAGCGCATCCGTGGTCGCTGTGAACTGGGTTTTAAAGCCCGTGTAAACAGCGAGTTGCTCCGCGAGCGTGTAGCCCACGACGGGAACATCGAAGACGATGTAGTTTGACATCGAAACCTTCGTGTTCTCGGCGGGACGAAACGGATCGGGTGCAACCTTGGAATGGTTGAGCCTCAGCAGATGCCGAAGACGCTTCCCACTATCGTGGGAAGCAAGCATCTGAATGAGACCGTCAGAGCTCTGGTAGATTGTCTCGTCTCCCTGCATCGAAACGCGGGGAAGAGGAGTAGTCGTACCAGAGATCGTGACGGTCTGAGGATCAGTAAATGCCATGAGACATCACTCCTAGTGCTCGAGTTAATCGCTCGAGCACCTGGCCCGAACGCCGTGCAACCATCTACCGAAACAATCGGGTTATCCCGAGCGCTGCGGTAATGGCCAATTGGCGAGGACTGAACGAATTCCAGCTCAGTCCAAACCCAAATGGTGTGGCTGGTAGACGTCTCTTCGATTCATATCGAAGTGTCACCGTACCAGCTGATACGCCACTAGCGAAACGAAGTGGGCTAGGGCCTACCAAAGTATAGGTTTCTTCATGGGTGATCTTTTCCATGATGTAACCATACTTCATCACCAGACCATCGGTGGCCGCATCCGAGAGATTGGAAATTACATCTCCCGCATTGCTAAACCAATCGATGGCCCACGACCACGGTGCGAGATTCCAGACGGTTTCCGGAGTCAGCTCAAGACCGAGAAGGTGTTGAGCTGCGCTTACAGCATTCATCATCTCTGATTGCTTATACAAAGCAATCGGTTGAGCGTGATATGTGAAAGCGCCGGAAAACCAAGTTTCCTTGGTATGAACCGTCTGTTTAGACAATCTCGCAAAGGGCCGGCTACTATTGTACAAGGATACATCATTCCAGACGAAAGGATTCGGATAGAATCCTGGGTCTGGTCCGAGATCCTGGTAAGTAGTAGTCCTCTCCACGGGGAACACATAACGACGTCGTACAGGCCTCCCGGCTAGTCTCTCATATTCTGAGAGAATCCGATGCCAGTTTGCAACCGCGTAGGCTACAGACTGTATATCGGACACGAGAGGCTTCCAGCCAAACTCGGTATTTAGGTACTCACTAGAGGCTTTAGCCGCTAGGGTCCTTGACTCGGCTTGGGCCATTCCGAATAATTTCGGAAGGCCATCAAACCAGAGTTCCCCGAGCATGACTGAGACGTTGGCGGTGCTATTGGTCGGTTTACACCGAGCAATAGCTGTAGTGCCCAGAGCGTTTAGCTGTGACGTTGTAGACACAGCAAACCCAAAGGGCTTTACGGCGGCTGGATTAACTGCGAGCCAGGGACCAAAATAAGTATTTTGGTGCCAGACATCGCTAGCATCCTTCACTAGAATTCCTTCAGCAAGCTTGCAACTGCCATCACTGACAGTTACAGATTGCGAGTAGGAATCAAATGAACCACCGTAATCGCCATCGGAGGCCGAAGGTTTATCCCTCGACCTCCAACGTGGATGTGATTCATCGGTCGTATATTTACGACCAGTGGGGCTGGAGGGTACGTAGCTGGACATCTTCGCTGACTGTATATCCGTTACAGGTAACGGAAGTGCAGGGCGAGCGAAGCCAGATACCTCCCTCTTCGTATAACGCCCGTTTTGAACCTGATTACGATAATCAGGAACAGGCATTGTACGAGTACGAGTCACGTACAGCCTCCCTCCGTGAGGAGTGTTTGGATCATCATCGTCTGTTACCAGACGTATGAGTCGCACAGCGTTGGGGGGCCCCCTTGCGGGGTCC